CGTCGTGTACGAGATGCTCGACAAGTTGTCGGCCAACCGACCCGTCGTGGACGAGATTGTCTACCGGGATCGATCAGGCCCGCACTTGCGAACTCAGATCACCGTCGGCACCTCCTTCGCCCGCCTTGAGGTCGTTGACCTCGGCCGTCGCTGGTACATCCGAGTGGTCGCCAGCGAGCACGACGTGCTCATGGATAGTCCCGCCAAGGTTGCCCGAGATGATATCAAGTACCTTAGTACGATACTTTCACGGCTGTGGGAGGAGCAGGTGCTCCAGTACCCGGCCCAAGACAGATACACGTGGGAGGATGAGGCCCACTACCCGGTTCGTCGCACGATTGAGCGCGATCTTCTACGATACGAGAGGTGGTGTCGAAGAATTAAGTTGAATTAATTCTCACGACCAGACGTATTAGATTCGACGTACTGCGCCTCGATCACTACCAATTACGTTAATTCCCTATGAGGTTTCTAAGAATAGTCTTAACCTCTTAGAACTCTTATAGACAATTGACGCAATTCAGGGTGGTGGCTCGCAGTGCATCGAAACAATACTTCTGAGCCCGAGAAGTAATTCGACACAATTAATACCAGCCTCCCCCGGAAGTGAAACCATGAGCCCAATACCGTTCTTTGTCGGAGCCGTTGCCTTCATCCTGTACGTTGTTCTCTACAGCCTATGGGCGACCCGCTATGAATACCTCAGCGAGCAAGGCCGGAGGTGGTGGAAGTGATGGAAGACAACATCTTCGATATGGTCCTTGACTTCACCAAGGGCAACCACTACGTCGATGTCGAGGACAAGGTACCGATCTTCGTGTGCTCTATCGGCACCCACATCATCAACGCCGCCAACAAGTGCAACTACTGTCCTCACGAGCCCAAGGAAGACGACGAGACCGCATGGTGCATCCCTGAGTGCATGCTCCGCCACGACAACCCGTCCTTCTACACCCCGATGTCCCACGTGGCCGACACCCGCCTTCACATCCTGATGCGAGGTGCCAAGGGATCGGGCAAGTCGGCCCTGATTCAGATGTTCCTGAGCACCGGCACTGGCCTTCTGTATTCTCCCGATGCCGAGGATCTCGGCATGGGGTTCCGGACCGACATCGGCCCCGGCTCCATCACGGAGGCGGGTATGTTCGGTTCCGTGAACGAAGAAGGCCAAGTCACAGGTCGCCCCCTTGCTCGTGAGATGTGTGGAGGCTTCCTTGGTTTCGAGGAGTTTTCCTCACTGGTCGATGCCGCCAAGAAGGATCACAGCACCGACATGACCAACCAGATGCTGACCAGCACGGACAACGGTCGTGTCAAGAAGGTCATGCGTTCTGGACGTGTCACCTACCTGACCCGCTACACCATCTGGGCTGGCACTCAGCCCGGCCGTTTCGAGATGGAGTCCGGTATGGATCGGCGTTTCTTCATCATCGACATCGAGATGTCCGCCGAGAAGGAGTTGCTCTACAAGCAAGCGCAGGCCAAGCAAGCCTCGATGACCGCCGAACAGCGGGCCGAACTCATCTTCTTGGGCGACAGCATCCGTGACTTCTTCACTCAGCGAGCCATGGAGGTCATCGCTGAACCTCCGACCAGTCTCTGGTTCTCCGAGGAGTTCAACGAGTGGCTCCTGTCCCCGAATGTCCGTGGTCACGAGGCTGACCTGTTCCGACGACTCGGCATCGGCTACGCCGTCATGAGTGGCGACTGGAAGGGCGGCAGGCCCCTTGAGATCCACATGACCAACCAACTGCGCGACATCCTCGACCGGGCCCTGTCCATGCGCCGCAACGTCATGGACGCCGATCTCGACCTCATCCGCACCACGTTCTGGAACACCGTGCTACCACGATCCCAACTGGTCAAGGAGGTGCAACGCATGGTCACCGGCGACTACCAAGCCGCCAAGCGATGGATCGCTGACAACCTCATGGACCAGCCGTGGTACACTGAGCACAAGCCCCGTACCAATCGCCGTGGTCCGAAGGGCATCGCCTGCTACATCGGAGTTTCCCCGGAGGACATCGAATGAAACTCAAGTACGTCAAGTGGCGCAACGCCGCTCTCGCCTACCTTCAGGAGCACGGTCCCACCAACACTCGTGATCTGTACGATCTCGTGACCAACAGCGAGGGTGGACAGTTCAAGCACGGGCCGCGTTCGGTGCACGTCGCCGCACAACTGCTCCGCCTCGACAGCAGGTTTATCTACAGCAGACAGAGTGGTTTGACTGCTAACATGATGGGCACGGGCTACCGTGCATCCAGCATTTGGGAGGCAGGACAATGAAGTTGAAACTGAAGCGATGGCGAGACAAGGCGTATGAGTATCTGATAGAGCAAGGCGAGGCAACGACCACCGACCTGCTCAAGAACATGACCAACAGTGAAGGTCGTCCCCTGAAAATCAACCCCAAGAACAAGAATCAGGCCACACAACTTCTCTTGCGAGATGACCGCTTCATGGTCGTCAGCAACTACATGGCCGAGTCCGGTGCTAACGCATCCTTCGCACGCGAGAGCGTCACCGTATGGAGGTGCATCGTTTGAAGATTCACGGTTGGATCACGCAGTACGTGTGCGATCATTGCGGCTACAAGGCCAAGACCGAGGCCGCTCTGCGTAGCCACGTCTGGTACTGGCACGAGTTTCTACAGGAGGCTGACACATGAAGTCCCGATGGCTCATCGAGCAACGGCTTGAAAACGAGGCCGACCCCGTGTTCCGTGCCGCCCTTGAGTGGGTGCTCGTGTCCCCGGAGTGTCCGCTCTGCAATCATCCCGACCGACGCAACATCGAGATGAAGATCCACCGTGACGAGATGACGGCTTCGTTCATCGAGTCGAAGCACAGGTGGCCCCTCGGTCTCGTGCAGGAGCACCTCGATCACCACGTTGACTTCAACCCCGCCGAAGCCATGCAAATCGAGGCTATGCGCGAGGACAGCATCAGCACGTTGAACGTGGCTGAGGACCTCGTGCAACGGCTTGTTTCATGGCTTGATGAGTTAGAGGTCCGTAAAATCAACGATGGTCTGACCTCCGAGTGGATCGCAGATGCGACCAAGTTGTTGGGTCAGGGTCAAGGCTTCCTGAAGTTGGTCGGCCAACTCAAGAAGGAGATCGGTGTGGACTCGCAACTCCTGCTCGCTGACCGTAAGGTCGAGCACGTGATGGGCGTCCTTGTGGATGTCCTGCGCCATGAGCCCCACTATCTGGACCAGATTCAACTGCAACTTGCCGCCCTCAAGCCACCCAAGCAGGTCGTTGACGCTGACTTTGAGGTGATGAACTGAGGCAGTGGCGATCCGGTCCCCAACGGTACCTGAACACGCGACCCATCCTGTCGCGCGAGATGCCCATGTTAGCCAAGGCGATGTATGAAGATGGCGTGCGCCTTCTGCCAGAATTGCGCAACAACGGTTATGTGTGGTATGTTGGTGACTATCAGGTGCACTCGTTTTCGATCCGTGAAGTCTGGGGAATCACCAGAGCCCAGCAGAAGCGACTCGTCGAGTGGTTGATCGACAACAACAGCGAGGTTATCACATGGGAGTAGTCATCTTCACGGCCGACGACAGCCGCTACCGCATTGGACACTACCTCAAGATGTTCGGCACGATGAGCATGGCACCTGTTGCCGCCGACACAACCTACATCCTTTACGATGCACCCTTCGACGAGAAGGATGCGCTCTACTGGGCTCCCCTGATCCAGCACCGCCTCGTCGTGGTTACCGAGAAGCCTCCCAAGTTGAGCAAGCGTAGTGAAGACTGCGTGATCGTAGATCAGTCCTTCAAGGCCAACCAGCCTGATCATGGTCGCATGATGAAGGCCGCTATGACATGGCAGGACCGGGACCGGGCGCTCACAGCCATGGAGCACGTCCCCCTACCTCTTGCCAACGCTTTCATCCGTGCCAACAACACCGACATCGACATGGGTCGCCTCCTTGCGGCGATCCGCTTCACACTCCACGACGACTATGCCCGAGCCGCCATGGCATACGGGCACAAGCCGAACGGGTTCTCGTGGCCCAAGCGTAGCCGGAACAAGGACTATATCCAGCATCCAGACCTACGTAAATCAGACAACTACCACGAGTACCTTCTCGTGGAACCAGATAAGGAAGTGACAGAATGGATATGAATACAGTGTTTGTGTACGGCACCCTCAAGCGAGGGCAGTCCCGCAACAACGTGATGATGGGTGGCGAATACTTGGGCAAGGGCAAGACAGACAACATGTTTGCTCTTGTGGATCTTGGTCCTTTCCCGGCACTCTGCTACGGGCACGGACCCGCACGTGGCGAGGTCTACAATGTCAGCGACGACACCCTGCGCCGACTCGATATCATCGAGGGCGTACCTCACCTCTACGAGCGCGACAAGATCAACATCACGCTGGAGAGCGGTGAGACGATCTCCTGCTGGACGTACCTGAAGATGGACGTGGACAACACCTACACCATTCAGGAATGGAACGGTCCCTCCAAGCAGGAGTGGTACTGTTGAGCGGCGAAGGTTTGGCAATCTGCTTCACCTACGTGGCGCTAATATGCTACTTGTACTACTTGCACTGGCGACAGCACGGGCACACCGCGTACCTCAGTGCGGCATGTGCCATCGACAGCAAACTTCGCTATGCCCAACCCGAGCCAGACTACGATGATGACGGGTTCGCAAGGGCGATGTATATGTCCATGCACGACGACGCTTAAAGTAGCACCTTCTACAATTAAGTGTCGTGGGAGCGGCCACCAACAACAACAAGCGGGTCAAGCGAGCAATCGCAGAAGTCCTCTTCGATCACGGTCCGTGTACTCGTGAAGAGGTCGCGGAGCATCTCTCCAAGATGCGATCTGTCCGGACTCTGCCAAGCCCCAACTCGCTGTCTGCTCTGCTATCCAAGAACCCACAGGTCGTCTGTGTCGGCGTTGTCAAAACGAGGACGGACACCAACGTGACCACGAAGCACCAGCAGTTTGACATCAATCGTGAGATTGTGTGGGATCGTGAGGATCTGATCCACACCCGACCCCCGTCCTTTATGACACCGGCCGAACGTGACAAGGCTCTTGTCTGTCCCTCCTGTGCTCGCAAGCGGATCATGCCTGCTGGTCAGACGACCTGTCTCGACTGCCTACGTGCCATAGAGTGAGTCTATATACTGGCGACACTCAGTGCCCAATATGATTTGGGCTACGAAGTATCGACCCACCAGCCTTGACTCCTTTTACGGACAATCCTCCATCAAGAAGGAGATGATGAACATCATCAGGGGTGAGGCCCCCATGCAACACTTCATCTTCCACAGTCCCGAACCGGGGACTGGTAAGACCACGATGGCGTACCTCCTCGCTGAGAACCTCGGGTACTCCCTACACAAGTACAACGCATCCTCCAAGCGACAACGAGGAATCGAGTTCGTCGAGGACGACCTTGCGCCCCGGACTCGCATCGGACAGTGGGAGACGATCTTCTTTCTGGACGAGGCGGACCAACTGACACCTGCCGCACAGTCTGCACTCAAGGGCGTCATCGAAGATGCCCAAGGCTACTTCATCCTGACCTGCAATGACTTGTCCAAGGTGAGCCCGTGGCTCCAGTCCCGGTGCACTGTCCGCCGCTTCATGCCTGTCGGCAACGACTTCGCTGGGATCCGCCTCAGCGAGATCGCTCAGTCCGAGGGCATCGACATCAGCGATGAACATCTTGCCGAGATGGTGCAGGCTCACACCGGCGATCTCCGCAACCAGATCAATGCACTGCAAGCCTACTCGTCCCTCAGCAGTGAAGACCGTGCCGTCTTCATCGTGAACCTCAAGACACCCGTGCTCGACACTGCTCGCTTCTTGCGCCTGTGTTTCAGGGAGTCGGCAGTCGAAGACGCCGTGCTCATGCTCGATGAGAATGACCTGCGCCGACAGATCGACGCCATCTTCCGAGATGGTGTTGGGTCCAAGGCATCCCCCTCCGGCAAACTACGTCTCGTAGAGGCGTCAACCCAAGCCCACCGTGATCTGATCTCGGGGGTCGAGGCCCACTATGTCAAGTGGGATTTCGTCCGCAGGCTATGTGGATAAGGGTTATATGCAGGAGACAACAACACACAGAACAGGTGAAAACCAATGAATACGACAGATATGATGGAACGCATTGCCAAGAACGTCGGTGTCAGCATCGAAGCCCTACAGGCCAAGATGAATGCTGTGCTGGCGGATAACCAAGCCACTTGGGAGGCCCAAGGTAAGGATGCAAAGACCTGTGAGGTCAACGCACTCCGCATCGCCGGTCGCCAACTCAAGTCAGAAGCAGACAAGTTGTCCCGCTCAGGTGCAACGCTCTACGAAGGTATGTTCATTTACGTGCCACGACCCAAGGACTGGGCTGACATGGCTTACAAGAAGGCCGCTACTACTGTGTCCTCTGCACCCGACACTGTGATCGAGCAGATGGTCGAGTCAGGTAAGATCACTCTCTACCTCGACAACAACGACGGCACGTTCACCAAGCGGTACAACCCCAGCCTCGCACAGAAGGCTGACTTCTCCCCCGGCACTGCCGAGGTCGAGTTGAGTGCTCTGCCCAAGGACACCTACGATGCAGGTATGGGTATGCACTTCCACTTGATCTGGGACTCGGCCAACCCCAAGTACCCCAGCGGCGACGCCAACTGGAAGTACGGTAAGGCACGACCCCTCAACGAGCCGGAGCGCACCTGTTTGTTCCTCGGCCGCAAGCGTGGTGACACTGAGGTCACGGCCTTCTCGTTCCGACTCAGCGGCTCTCTGGCCAACGAGCAGTTCCCCACCTTCGTCACCGGCACCATCGCCATGAAGCCTGCACGCAACGGCGACGTTGCTTACGGCAAGGCTGGTGTAACGGCGTTCTCCCGTGACGACTCCGTGCAGTCGATCTTCAGCGCACCGCCTCAGCAACTCGTTGGCGATCACCTCAAGTTGCTCTCTGGTCTCTCCGAGGTCGAGGGCTTCATGGCTACGCTCGATGACAAGACCAAGTGGGATGCCAAGGTCGCCATCAACACCGAGGTCGTTCACATCGACCCACGTGACAACGGTGGCTTCATCGTCACGGTCGGTGACCTCGACATCTTCTCGTCGGCTCCGACTGTGGATGTCTATGTCCCTGCCGAGCAGGAGGATCTCGTGACCTTCGGTGTCGGCTCCAACCTACTCATCGTCGGTGCCCCATGGATGTCTCGTGAGGGTGAAGCCCGTCTCTCCGTTGCGGGCTTCTTCTGCCCTGACGAGCCAATGCCCGTCGTGTCGGAATCGTCGTCCGACGAGGGTGACATGGGGTGGGACTGATGGGGTGGGGGGCACAGCCCTCCGCTCCGTCGGCCTCCGCTGAGACGGCTACCTACGGCGTGGACTACTACCGGGACTTGTTCAACCGCAAGCGGGAGAACCTCGCCCCGATCCGCATGGCGCTCGTTGGCAAGGAGAACACCGGCAAGACCGGCTCCGCCATCGACATCGCCTTGGCACACACTGACCTTCCCATCTGTGTCATCGACATCGACGGGTCTGCTGACAACACCGTGGACTACCTGCGTAGCACGGGCAAGGGTGACAATATCTTCGTGGTCCCCCTCATCGACGAAGCAGACGAGTCCATCTGGAACGAGGACAACACCACCAACTGGTTGGCGTTGCTTGACAAACTCCAGTGGTTCTTGCCTATCCTCAGCGAGAAGGCGGCTTCCGGTGAGTTGGGCGCAGTCGTGCTCGACGGATGTTCGACCCTGCTCAAGTGGTGCGAGTTCGTCATGACCGACTCCTTGCTTCGCCGTGGCGTCATCAAGGAAGAGGGTGACTCCTTCAACCAGAAGGAGTGGCGTGAGCGCAACCGTCTGTTCAAGGACGTGCTCCAGCGTGTGACCAGCCTACCCATCCCTTACGTGTTCTTCACGTTCCACCTCAAGGATCAGAAGCAATACATGGATGTAGGCGACGGTACCAAGGCCCTGATGACCGTGGGTACTCGACCCGACTGGGTTGACGGTACGCAACGGTTCGTGAGTCAGCAGGTGTTCTTGCGACGATACACACAGAAGGGTGATCGCGCCGCTGGTGTCGAGGCTGACAAGAGCCTCGGTGCTGATGAGTTCGTCATCCGTGCCGCTATCGAGGAGATGAAGGGGCGCAACATGGAGCACCTCGGCAAGACCTACGACATCCTCCGTGTCAACTCTGGCAACGTGCACTGGTCGGGCCTACCTCTGAGGTGGGACTGATGAGTGCGGTTGAGCAACGCGTGATCGGCAAAATCATGTGGCGTGCTCAGGAGGGCTGGAAGAAGTACGGCACCACCATGGAGCGTCAGGATCTTGACCTGATGCAGTGGATGTTGCACCTGCAAGAAGAGTTGTTGGACGGTGCTATCTATCTCCAGAGGATTATCGACGACACAATGCTGGTGGAAGAAGAATGAAAATCAACCGACTACTATTGGAACACATGCTCGCTATCGTCTGCCGTGTGCAACACATCAATGCTAAGGCACAGCCGCAGGTCGAGTCCTGCATCATCGAGGCTGGTGACAACATGGCTCGCATCTACTACTTGGTGAAGGACGGCAAGACCAGTGTCGGACACGTGTCCGCTCCCTGCGAGACGACCGAGGCTGAGAGCATCCCCATCGTGGACATTGAGCGACTGCTTGGTATTCTCAAGTACCACGGCAAGACGATCACCATCTTCCACGAAGAGGAATCTGGCAAGGTCCGCATCCGCTCCGGCAAGAAGCGCACCACGATGCTCGGAACCTTTGAGGCGAAGGCTTACGCCAACTCCCAATCCACCATCAGTGAGTGGAACGCCAAGGCACGCGACCTTACCGGTAGCATCACGGAAGAGAACACATATGTGACACAGAAGGGGCAGATCATCAACCCGGTGTATCGCTTCACTGTGAACTCCAACGAACTGTACGAGGCACTGCGCTGTGACGGCATCAACGGTCAGAAGTTGAATCTCTACAACTTCATCAGCGACGACCACAATGTGCGTGTAAATGTCGGTGACTACCTCAAGGGCAAGACGAGTACGATCCTGTTCCAACACGAGGATGATGACGCGCCGAGGTTCGACGTGCACTTCAGTGGCGGTCTGGAGAACGTGCTCAAGCACTACAGCGAAGACGTGGACATCGCACTGTTTGACTTCAGTGAGTATGGTCAGGGCTACCGCATGGTGATGCGCTTCAGCAATCAGGACCTACTGTTTCAGGCGGGTGTGCCCGGTGTCTGAGCGCAACGTCAGTGAAGAACTGATGGAGTGGGTCCATCGGCCGGGACGAGGCATCATGACCCGTCGCTGTACGGCATACCTCTACGGCATGATGGACGACGATCAGTGGTACTCTGCCTTTGATCTCTTCCACAAGATGCCTGAGGATGGACCGTTCAGAACGATCTACCTCAGCCAACAGAAGGTTGTCGGCATGCTTAGGAAACTGCGTTCCATGGGATTGATTGAGAATCAGGTCCGTGGTAATCACCGATACTGGAGGAAACTTTGATGATGTACGTATGCCCTAACTGCGATAGCCACAACGAGTACGACTTTCACCCGTACCAGACCAACCACCAGAAGCCATACCCTTGGAAGGTCAAGCATCTGTGTCCCACCTGCGGGATCACCAACGTCTTCAGTTTCTCCGTCTACACGGACGGGGGCAGGAAGTACAGGGATGCTGAGTGGCTCAAGGAGAAGTACCACACAGAGGGTCTGTCGATGAAAGCGATCTCTGAGATGTGCGATGTGTCCCCGATGACCATCCATCACTGGCTCAACAGGCACGGGATCGAGACTCGTGCCCGTGGGCAACAACGCTGATATACAGCCTACTCTGACTGCTCAGTATGATTGTAACTGAGCGCAGTGGGCGCAAGATCAGTGTCAGGCGGCGTGACCCCGACACGCTGGAGCGTATCGAAGACACCCTTGAAGCATACCCCTACTTCTTCGTAGAGGCAGGGCAACATGTCCCCGGCGCAGTGCGCTATGAGGGCGACTACGAGGGTGTCTTCGGTACCGTCTTGCAGAAGGTGTTCTTCCGTACTGAGTACGAGCGTCGTGACGCTACACGTGGCTATCCCACGTGGGAGAAGACCGTACCCTTCGTCAATCAGGTCCTCAACGACCGCCTCCTTCGTGGCAACGAACCGTTCCCCAACTACCGCCACCGCATCTGGTATCTTGATGGTGAGTGGAAGGCGGAGTCTGAGGAGATCACCATGCTCTCTGTGTGGGACAACTACACCGAGCGTATGTTCACTTGGGTTCAGCACCCAGAGGTCGAACCGGGAATGGTCCGTAGTATGCCCTGCAAGGACCACCCAGAGGGTTTGACCGAGGTGACCTTCGATACCCCAGCCATGGCATTCAAGGACGAGAAATCGCTACTCCAGCACTTCGTTCAGCACATGGCCAAACACGATCCCGATATCATCACCGGCTGGTACGTTGTCGATGCTGACATCTCGACCATCAGTCACCGTATGCGCAGGCTCGGCCTTGATCCCAAGGCGATGAGTCCGTACCGTCAGCACACGTGGAAGTACAGTGTGACTGACAAGAAGTGGACTCAGCCGATCCCCGGTCGTCTCTGCATCGACCTCATGGTTGCGTTCAAGAAGTTGTGGACAATCAAGAACGGGCAGTTGGCTGGTCAGAAGTTGGACGATGTGGCCGAGTTGGTGCTGGGCGAGCGCAAGGTCGAACTCAAGGATGGGCACGACACATACTACTCGGACATCGGGACATACACAGACTACAACCGGCAAGACGTGCGCCTGCTCCCACGGCTCGACGAGGCGCTCAACGTCATCAACTACTACACCAGTCTGCAACACCTGATTCAATGCAACATGCAAACCACACCGATGGTCACGGCGTGTGCCACCAGTCTGTTCATCCAAGATCCCGACTTCACTCGCCGGATCCCCGACCGACCACAGCACAGCAAGGTGGACTACCAAGGCGCTGACGTGCAGGAGCCCGAGCCGGGCATCTACAACAACATGGCGATCATGGACATCAAGGCCATGTACCACAGCAACGTCAACTTGCACAACATCTCGTGGGACACGCTCGATGCATCGGGCAAGGACTGCGGCAACGGCGTCTGCTTCTCACAGGACACGCGTGGTCTGCTTGGTCGCACCATGGACAAACTCACCGTCCAGCGTAACGAGTACAAGCGCAAGATGCGGGAGGATCCTGACAACAGTGCCAAGTGGGACGCCATGCAGTTTGCTACCAAGTCGATGGTGGCATCCCTGTACGGTGTCTGTGGTGACAGCAAGTATGGCATGTACCACCCCGACATCGCTTCTGCTATCACGTTCACATCTCGCCAGACCCTGTTTCGTTTGCGGGACGAGTGCAATGACCGGGGCTACCCGGTTCGATACGGACACACAGACTCCATCTTCTGCGAAGTCCCCTCACCCGAGGAGGGCCTTCGTTTGCTCGCTGACATCAACAAGTCCATGGCTCCCATCGAGACTGAGTTTGAGAAGTGGTGCGAGTCGATGATCCTCAAGGCCAAGAACCGCTACGCCGGTAAGGTCGTGTGGACCGATGGCGAGTATCACGAACCTGATTACTACTACAAGGGTCTGGAACTCAAGCAAACACGCATGCCCAAGGCCATGAAGACGACCATGGATCAGGTGCTACGCAACATCCTCGATGGGACCAGCAAGGACGACACCGATGCCATGCTGACAGACCTGATCGAGCGTGGCAAGTCTGGTGAACTCGGCAACGACCTACTACCCAAGGGCAAACTCAGTCAGCCCCTCCATGCCTACAAGTCAGTGGCAGGTGCGGCCGCAGGTGCGGCGTGGGCTTCCCGTGCTCTGGGACGTGAGTACCAGCCCGGTGAGTCGTTCCTGTACGCAATCGACATGCACGGTGACTTCATCGCCTTCGACAGCGTGGAGGACATCAGGGACATCGCTCACGTGGACTGGCCCGAGATGACCATGCGCTTCATCGTCAAGAAGGCGACAGACCTGTACGATTTGGTTGGCTGGTCCCCACAAGAACTGGTCAATGCGCACCGTGGTCTCGGCCTACTGCAATGGTTATAGGCAGGCGACGCAAGGTGTAAGGTATGAGTCGAAACAGACCTAAGATGACACAAGCCCAACTGACGCAGGCCATCGGAGACATCCGATTTGGCATGACAAACATGGGCAACGCTATCAGCAATGACATGAATCAACTTGCCACGATTATCGAGGGTGTTCTGATCCACCTCGGGTTGACAAAGGACATCAACTGCACACACTGCGGCTGGTCTACGATTGGGGTCGATCTTGTGACCGTGGAGGATCCCGACACCTGCCCTCAGTGCGGAAAGGATCTGCTGGGTCAGACCACACTCCCTCTTGAAGAGGAGTGAAGTATTAAGTGTCAAGCCGAGCCTGCAACATCACATAGGTGATTCACCATGGCACGTAACAACACTGTTTCCGCAACCTTCAACATGGCGGCTGGCGATGGAGCAACCGGCTTCACCGAGAGCATGAGCGCGGCCTTCACCTCTGGTGATTCGGTTCTGGTTCAAGGCACTGTCGGTACCGCAGAGCGGTTTTTCGCCGCTGAAGACTACGGTATGGCACAGTTCGACGGCATCTATGTTGAGAACCGAGATACTACGAGCCACCTTGAGGTGGATCTGTTCACCACTCAAGACAACACGACCACTCTTTTCGCAACGGGCAAGCACCTTGAGGTTGCTCCCGGTGGTTGCTTCTTGATTCGCTTCGATGCGGCTATGGATGCAATTCTTTGTGTCGGTCTTCTCGGAGAGGCCGCTGATGTTGAGTTCGTTCTGTGTCTTGCGGAGTGAGACTTATGGCTCGTCAAAATCTTGAGCGGCTCCAGTGGATGTGCGAACAAGCCGGTAAGGTCTCTCCTTCTGAATGGCCTGAAGGTCTGATCGGTGTCGGTCCTGACATGCGGAGATTCGTTAAAGCGCAAGAAGATGCTCCTGCGCCTGCTCCTAAGAAGACTCGATCACCCAAGAAGAAGGCTGATAAGCAGGCTACAACAAAGGTTGAGTCTGATGAGTCTACACAAGAATAGTACCTATAACCCTGCTGAGGCTTTGGCCAAAGGCATTCCCCTACGGGTATCGAAGTCGTCTTTCATCGGCTACGATGGCTGTCCCCGCCGCTACTGGTGGGAGAAGGTTGCTGGTCTCAGAGGACCACCCACAGAGCACATGGTCCACGGCACACAGGCGCACGAGACCTTGGAGAATCTATACAACTCTGTGATGGAAGCGAAGGAAGTACCAGACATTGAGGGGATCCGTCCTCTGATGACGGGGTACGATCACGAGGCCGTAGACAATCTTGCATCCATCGAAGGCGAACGCCTACGACGCTGGGGACCAGAACACTTCATCCCTGTCGAGGCTGAGGTCAAGCACGAGGTCAAGCATCCTCTCTACAACGCCGTGCTCGTCGGTGCAATCGACGGCGTACTGCGACATCCCGATGGCGGGCTGATCGTGGCCGAGTTGAAGACCGGCAAGGTATCGAAGTTCAAGCACAACAAGACACGGCGTGAACTATGCTACTACCGATTCATGCTGGAGTTGCTGGGCTACGGCTCTGCGATCTACTTTTACTACATGTACCCCGAGTGCGACAACATGTCGCTGTATCAGGAGTTGGAGAGTAAGCGCAACAACGAGGTCTGGTTGGGAGACTTTGGTGGCATGGCTGTGCTGGAGAAGGTCAACAAACGCTCGGTCACTGCGATGCACAAGAAACTCAACGCCACCATCGAGGGGCTGTTTGCCCAAGAGTGGCCCATGAAGTGGAACGATTACTTCTGCTCCAACTACTGCGACTACCACATGGCTTGTGAGAGTGAGCAGTTGGGTCTTGATCCTGACCCAACACAATCATATACCGGCGACACGGAGGGTTGGGCATGAACTGTCCTAAGTGCCATAGCCATGACGTTGCCATCGAGGTGTACTACAACCTCCTCGGGCAAGAAGGTAAAGAACCGGAGCAACTCGACGTTGCCATCTGCAAGACCTGTCATCACCGGTGGGACTTCCGTGACACCAACTCTACCTCGTGAGATTGGTCTCAAGCGGGCGATGTGTGACAAGGCCAACGCTTACATCAAGTACGTCAAGGTCCTTGGCTCTCGCTCATCTTGCTACACCAGCCTGTACTCTTTCGAGAGGATTGTTGACGGCAAGCCTGACTACGGCACTGCCATCCTCGACCGTGCGTGGTGGGACTTCGATGCCGGTGACCGTGGTGGTATTGAGCAGGTCAAGCGTGACGTGGCTACACTCATCAATCGCCTGAGTGGTGACATCCGTGTCGTCGCTACGGGCAGGGGTTTCCACATCCACCAGTTGTTCTCTGAGCCAGTCATCGGACAGGGCTGGCGCATCCCGCTTGAGCACTACCAGCGCCGCAAGGCCCGTGGTCTCGCCACGCTCGACGGTGTAGGTTTCCCCGAGAAACTCACTCGCATCCCCGACACCTACAACCCCAAGCGGGGACGATGGTGTGTGGTGATCGACGGTCGGGCCTTTGCTGAGGATCCCGACAACTACCACATCCCAGAGACACCCAAAGGTTCCCATGGACTACACCCCTTTGCGCCGGTCGAACACGGGTTCGACTTCAAGTCGTGGACCAACGGCTACGAGCCAGAGCAGGAGGACTACACACCCACCGATGTCGTGCTCGACGCCGAGGTCATGGACACACCAGTCCCTCTGATGCCCTGCTTAGAGAACGCTATCTCAGTGCGCAAGCCCAACCACCACGTGCGTGTCGCACTGGTACAGCACATGGCAGACATGCTACGAGAGCACGCTGACCCGAGGGACTTGAGCCCAGATCAGCGCAGGCTGATCGAGGACACGATCTACGAGTTCATCAAGCGGCAGGGCTGGTCCAACTTCAACCCCAGCCTGAGTCGTAAGGGTATTCGCACCAATCTCAACTACCGGAACACACCGACATGCGCTTGGTTCGCTAACCGTGGGATGTGTCCGGGCAAGTGCTGGCGACATGACGGAACCACCCCTTGATATAACGCAGGTGCTTACAGATGTCTGATGCTTGTCATTGATGATCGTGAGAACGACATCCTGAAACATAAAATCCTCGCTCGGATGGGGGAACTGTCAAAGGTCAAGCGCCTTGCATCCGCAGACTACATCATCGGTGAAGTCGGAATCGAAGCCAAGGAAATCAACGACCTGTACCACAGTGTGCTGGGGCACGGCCGCAAGCGGACGATTGTCGGACAACTCATGGATCTTGAGCGCAATTTCGAGAGGCCGATGCTTGTCGTCTACGGTAGTCAACTGAAACCGTTCATCCCCGGCAACCGCAGACCCAACCGCCAAGACTTGGCGCGTGAAATCAGCAAGATGCAACGCATCAATAGGAAGTTCAAAATGGATTTTCCAATTAGGTTTCCCAAAATTCAATTCATGCAATTGGACACCATGGATGACTTTGTGGAGTTCCTTGTCAACATGCACCAGCAGATGCGCATCCGCCCCGGAACGACGGTGGCAGAGCCAGAGGAATCCAGCCGAATCAAGAGCAGGAGTGGCGTAGATCCCCGTGTTGCGGCGCTGTCCAGTATCGAAGGTATAACAGACAGAGTTGCTCACGATCTGCTCACTCACTTCGGCTCCTTGCCCCGCATCCTACGGGCTCGCACAAGTCAGCGTGCACTGATGGAAGTCGGTGGCATCGGCCGTGTCAAAGCCAAGCGTATCTTGACGCTGAGGGACAGATACCCGGATCAGCCCGACCGTCAGGCCGAGTAGGTGAATGAGTCAGTCGCTTTTGATCCTGCCACACTGTTGCGGGTCACACGCACCTCGTAGCCGGTCAACGTGACACCAGAGTACGTCGCTGTGTCAGTGTCATAACCAGCATCTCGGGCAATCTTCACGACAATCGTGTTGCCCTTTGTGCTGGCACCCTTGATGATCCCGCTGAACAGATTTGTGCTCTTGTCCGTGGTACCTGCGGCGATGGTGGTAGGCACTGTGACTCTGTGACCCGTCTCTGGGCAGGTGACCTCGGTGTAGAGCACAGCGTTGCCAGAGGAGCCACCCACCGTCACACGTGCACTCACAAGCACGACACCAGCGATGGCGGCGGACTCTCTGACGCTACTGCGAGAAGTGGCGGACGAGGAGGTCACTCCGTTGTCCGTGGAACCGGGGAAAGTCATCCCATCGTTTCCGGCCGTTGCGGCACCGTCTGACGGCACGAATTGTGTGTCAAGACCTCCACCCGTAGGTTGGGACGATCCGGGCGTAGGAGAGGGCTTCTTTTGCCCAAGAACGGCAAAGTTGTCACCCACTAAGTCTGGTAGTTGGTTCGCACCCTTGACCGCGTTGAACAGGCCGCTACCGACGTTGCTGAGGTTGATAGAGTTCTGACCGTTAGTGGTGCTGGCCGTACCATCGCCGTAGCGGTAGTCTTTGGTCTGCTTGTCCTCGACCTTATCCTCGAAATCATCAGTGTCCTTGTAGTTGGGAGTCGTGTCACCACTGCTTCGACCACCAGTGGTTCGACCCGTACCGGCACCAGTACCCCTGCCGTAGTCCGGCTTGGTTGTCCCGCTCTGTGGGTCGGTCGGGTGTTGCACACCCTTGCTGACTCGGGGCTTGATGTAGGAGGCAAAGGTTGCGGCCGCTCTGGAAGCATCTCTCTCCAGCGTCAGGTTGACATCCTCGTGTTCGGCGGCATTGATGTTCCACGAAACTTTCTGGATCGCCATCTCTTCTGCTGACAGATTCAACCGAGCATCGGTATAGTCAAGTGTCGTACCGGGCATAAAGTTCAGGTCGTCGGTAATCAGGAGTCGAGGTGCGTAGTACCAACCCCGGTGATTACCGGGCAACTCTGAGTAGGTGCGGAAGCCGAGAGGGAACACACTGTCGCTGTTGGTCGTGACACTGCTCGTAATCCCGGTGATGTCGTTGGCATCGTGGTGGTTCGAGTTGTCGTTGTTGCATCGGTTGCGCACCAGTGCACGGAGGTAGTCTACGTTAACAGAGAAAGTGATCTTCTTGCCCGAGCCACCGCTCCAGTAGGAACTGGGGATGTCAACTTCGTAGAACCCGTTGTTGGTCAAGTTGGTGCTCGTGTAGAACGTCCCCGCTTGTATGTTACCGCTCAGACTCTTGTCGTCATCGAAGTATGGGACCGCAAGGTACAGAGTGAACTCAGCATCCTCTGGGCTTGTGATCGTCCCAGATTGAGATTGTCGCACACCGATGACGGTACGCAAGTTGCCGTCTGACCACCCTGATGCTGGCGCAGTCTCTGCTGTCTTCGGCATGTCCTTGGGGATGTGAACGACCTGCAAGGCGTAGCCTACACTGTTGCTACCGTACCAATAGTAGTTGCTCGTGTAGACGTTATCGGTACCCTTACTGGCCGGTCCACTGCCGTCACCACGCCCATCCAAAGCACTGACCATGCCGGGGTGGAACGTCCCACCATGACGTGACATCCAGTAGAAAGCGTAGGTGTCGATGAACGTGGACTGGGAATCGTAATCGTTACCTCGGAACATCGTGACGTAGGGATCAGCGATATAACCGTACCTTGCCCCGTCCAGCATGGTGTCGTTGGTGCCACCGAAGTTATGGCCGTCGTCGTGCCGCACGATTCTGGCACTGACCGACAACGGTGCCTGCTTGAACTTCTCGTACTCTTGTCGAGCCACGGCTTCTGCCTCATCCTTGCTGAACACTTGCGGCAAGTGAATCACCTGCCAGCGTGGTTGCGATCCCAGCGTGGCCGCAGGGTAGTCTACGAACGAAGCATCGCCTGCGTAGAACACACGCACGTTGCTGATCTGGCGCTGGTTGTTCGTGGCGATGTTGCTGATGTTCAGGTTGTCTCTGGTGAAAGCGAAACCACTACCGTAGGTGGGGCGCAACTCGAATCTCCCATCTCTACCGATGCGGTAGATGAACTGGGAGTAGAGACCACTGGTCTCGCTCACTGTGATACCGTCCTTGGTGCTGGACACGATACCGGCAAAGGACTGCGAGCGAGCGTCATTGACGCTACCGTAGGAATCGGTGCTTGCCCCGATTTTCATGTTGCGGGTGACGGGGACGTTGTTGATGTCGAACAGCGCGTTAGTAGATCCCTGTGTCAACCATGTCTTGGTGATGAGGTCCAGTGTAGTCACACGCATCTTGTCGTGCTCGTAGTATGTCCCGCTGTTTTCGTTCTTGACAAAGCCCGTGACTTCCATGATGAGCCGCATGGGGAAGATTGCTGACACGGTAGCGTACACCGTGTAGTCGGTCAGGTTATCGTTGTCATCCTTGATTTCTATGGTGTTACTGGCCAGAGAACCAACGTCACCTTCTGCATCGAGCAAGTCCTTGGCACGCTGTACCGTACCATCCCACTGACCCGGAGCGGCACTCTGGCCTGTTCTCAAATCGACCTTCTCATACAAGTTGAGGGCGAGTAGTTTTTTCGTGGTGCTTGGTACAGAGATAGTGGCGTTACCAGTCTGAATGCTACCGGGAGCAGTGAGATCAGGATAGACCTTGTACTCGATGTGGTTTAGGAGCGTCACAGCACGACTCCCCACGTAGTATGTGCCATCAACATCTGTCGTCGTTGTACTGCTGGCGATAACCAACTCGTCCCCAACCTCAAGGCGAGCGATGTCTTGCGTGTCGGGGATCTGTAGAGTAAGTGTGCCGTCAGTACCGAATGTCATTGTACCAGAACTACCGTGTACCAAACTGAAGTCGTCTACATCATCGTACTTGAAGTGGTAGACCTGCTTGTTCTCGAACGACACGATCTGACCATACCTTACTCCAGTAGGGAACTCAGATACATCAGTCAACTCGATAATCTTGTCACCGTTTTCAATCTCTCTCTTCAGCGTTGTTGCAGGGTTGAGTAGGTACTCTTCGTTAGAGTGGACGCTGACACTACTGCTACCTACGTTGTCCCAAGTAGCGGGTACACGGGACCAGTAGTTGTCAATCAGCACAGGGAATCCCTCGGTCTCGACCAAGAAGTCACCAATCTCTTTGTTGGCCGCACCAATCTGACCGGTCTTACCGTTGTTGACATGATTGTTCAGATTGAAGAATGGGCTTGTGTCGATCAGGATGAATGAACCTGCCTTGTCTTCCCAGTTCTTGTATTTGTTACTGTCAGTAGTCTCGTTGTCGGAACCGCCGGTTGGGTTACCCCAATCAGCGTTGGTAATTGGGTCGTGACTACCAAGACTGAAGATGTTGACATCCTGCCCGATAGCAAGATCAACGAACTTCGTTCTGTCACTGAGGTTGTCATTGTTATCTGCGAAATATAGGCTGACATTATAGTTGTCAACCAGTGGATTCATCAGACCAAAGTCCTCCTTACGCAGACCACCGTCGGCATCGGCCGTGCCATCGTTTCTCATGTCTGCCCAGAGCACCCACACATGCTTGAAGTCACTCGTGTTGACATTCCTTACGTTGACAGTCTCCCCGGCGCTGTGAGCGCGCTGGAGGAAGTTGGTAGATGGCAGGGTCAGCGTGGTGTTGCCGAAGTAAGCAGTGCCGGTTCGGTTACCAGCGTAATACGCATCTGTTCCTACCTTGCCAACATGGAGAAAGCCTTGACCCATAGAGACATCACTGTCACTGCTGTGCTTGTCCGTCAATATCTTGCCAGAATCATCTATCAGGTAGTATATTCTGTAACTCGTCGTCGATCCACGCGCTGTCACATCTTTACGGGTCAGATATCGAATACGGTAGGATCCTTCGGGCCACCCCGTCAGATATATCCTTGACCCACTTGCCGCGGCAATCGTGGTCTTGATGAACAGCAAAACACGAGTGCGGTTAGAGCCACTGCTGTCAACACTGTGTACCGCAGATGAAAGCGGCATGCCTGTACCACTGTACGAAACTCCGTAGTTCGATAGAAGCGAGAGAGTCTCTTCATCTCCAATCATAACATCGTTCCCGAAACTCCCGGCCCCAGCAGCAAAGTGCCATGTTCTGGTGACAGCCACAGAGGAAGATGTCACTACGGCGCTGTCAACCAGACCGTTGCTGTCAACGAACTCAACGTGTCCGCCGTTGATGAGGTGACCGTGAACGCTTGCACCAGTCACCGTAACCGAAGTTGCATCTTGAGCAAAGTCTGTGGTTACTGTGGTCGTTGCGAGCGGCTCTTTGGAGATACGACCGAACATGTGCTGGAACCACTGGCTCAGGGGGAAGTCTCGCACCCAGCGAGCGTGTAGACCCCTGTACTGAGGTGTCTCGCCATCCCAATCGTCCTCGGCATCGTTGGGTCCCTTGGTGTCCTCGTTGTTGTAAATCTGGATCGGGTGCGCAGAGCGCAGGCGCATCCTGCTGTCCTTGTAGTTGACCCACGCAGAGTCGCGTGTGTAGTTGAACCCAAGCGTTGGGTTGGCTGGCTCAAGCGGTGTGGCACCGAAGTAGTAGAGATCCAGACCACCCTGTGCTTCGTCTCTACGGAATGCCAGCGTACTGGTACTACCACTGTTGTCCCCTTGACCCAACTCCCACGTGGGCAGAGTATAGTCCATCTGGCGGAACACATCTGCCGCCCTGATCTGTAGTGTCGGTGTGCGGTTGATCGCACTCTGGCTGTAGTTGATACCCTCGACGAACCCACGCCATAGGGGACGGTAGTCCGCATCCCTGAACATCAGCAACTCCCAGCCCGAGAAGGATGAGCCACTCATCAGGGGGATGAGGTCATGCGTACCATCGTCGTCGATGATGTCAATCGAAACGGTGCTGACCCCGTTGACCACACTGTTGTACGCCATCTTCTCGACCGGAGGCATGTCAGTGCCGTCAGGGTGATCGGTCAGGGGACGAATAAGCCCAACACGGTCCAACAAGATGTAAGCCTTGTGAGGCTGAGTAGAGATGGTGTGCTTGAAGTCAATCTCCCAGCCGTTCATAGTAGCCGGTGTGACATCCACAGAACCGTTCAACTGGTTGAAGGCTTGATTGGTAGCGACACTGGTGCCATTCTTGTAGACATCGAACCGAAGGTTGGTGTAGTCGAGGACGAACTCGTAATCGTCCCACAACTGATCCTGAGTGAACGACTGACGAGTTGACCCGTCATACAGGTAGAAGTCATCGACGTTTCGGGTGTTACCGATGTTGGCGATCTCGTAGTCAATAGCCCAAGTGTTACCACCGGCTTCGTCTGGGCTTTGGTTTGTCCCGATGCGGAATCTGATGTTGCTGTTGCCGTGTGTGAAAAACGAGCACATACGGAATGCTACGATGTCTCCGTCACCTACACTATTAAGTGACCCATCATACGTAATCAGTGGCTTGCGCGTGTTTCGCGATGCGGCCGCTTGTAGAACAAGGAACGGTTTGCCAGCAGGACTGGTGACGGGATGGATGTAGTTGAACGCTGTGTCACTGGTGTTGCTGTCACTTTCATCGAAGGGGATCTCTCCCTGAAATACACCAGCCAGATGCGCCATCGACTTGAAGTTCGGCGCGCTACCACCCAACTCGGTCGGAGCACCGTTGCTGACCTTGAACTTACCAGCACCGCCAGATACCTCAAGCAGACCCTCGGTGTTCGAGCGACCGAAGGTAGCGTCGTTGTCCCCGGTCCAAGCGTAGTATGTGCCGGTGGTGTCGTAGCCGTTGGTGAACAGCAGGTAACCTTCGACCGTATCTCCGGACTGGTACGCATCACCGATGATACCAGTGCCGCCATCATACTTCTGCCGGTTGGCGTTAGCCAGACCATCGGGGTATAAGAGTTGGGGACGACCTTCGTAGTGCTCTGGATTACGACGGTTCAGATCGAAACCGAGCCAGCGATGGTAGCCCAGCGTGTGCGCCTTGCGGTTGGTGATTGTAATGTCCTTGCGGTTCAGATAGTCAGAGCGATCTACCCAAGCGTAGGTGTAGCGGGGATTGAGTGTGGCGTACCCGTTCATCGGGTTGCCGTGGTGCGTCTTGCTTGACTTGTAGTCAGAGCCCGGACTGTTGTCGTCATCAGGAATGGCACGAGCCGAGTTGAAATCATCATAATACCCGGCAAGCCACCAAGTAAATCGCCTACTTACATCCCTCATCCTGTCACCTGCTCCGCTAACACTTGCTGTACTATGGCCGAGATTCTCGCCGCGGCCTCTCTCTCATTGAAGAATCCTTGGAACACATTGCTCACAATGACTTCCTGCTTGTTGTATAGGGTTCCGACTCCCTGTTGCACGACTGTGCGGTACAGGGATCCTGTGACGTTGCCGTACTTGCCACCGAAGAATAACTCTTCCATGTTGCTACCGAACTCGTATGACACGTCGTTGAAGTTCTGCATGTCATCAGTGAGTTGGGCAACACCGGCCGATGCCTCTTCTGATGATTCGTTAATCTTCAAGATTCCGTCAGCGAGTAGAGTCGCATCTCCAGCAAGTTGCGTGTTGGCTCTCTGCAAGTCCTCGAATTGATCTGCCAAACCGGATTCTTTCAAGATAACACCAAGAGCCTCTATTTCGTTAGCCGACAATGCGATTCCGTTTCTAAGTCTGTCAGTTGTGCTATTGACGAAATTTTGTATGTTGTTCCCTCTGTCGAGGACTGTGCCTCGGAACATCCCAAGCAACACTTGGTTACCCAGTTCTTCTCCTTCCCTTTGTATATTGCCCTGATATTTGTTGATACCAAGAAACCCCGGTTTAAACTCATTGAGACCCAGAAATCCCCGTCCGAAATATTTGTCTATTTCTAAAGCCGAGGCTTCCATCGCCAACTCGGTTGCCTTGAACATTTTGTTAGCACCAATTTCATGAGCCTGAACAATCGTCTCGATAGTGTTGATTGCGGACTCAGCCTCCAATCTCTGATTGTCTGTCATCTCTAATCTATACTCTTCGTAGTGATTTTTATAATCATCGAGAGCCGACTTTGCGAGATTCCTGTTAGCCTTAAGATTGTTAACATCGTAGTCGCTGAAGCCGAGAGCACGCAGTCCAACAGATCCTACCTCCCCAGTTGTACCACCCACCAAATCTTCCAGAATAAGACCCATGTCAGTAGACTCTTGCCGCAACTCTTCTACTTCTTCTCGCGCTTCCCTCGACCTCTTTGTCAGCGTCGCAACAACAGCCGTAAAAGCGGCGACACCGCCGATAGCGGCACCGAGAGAGCCGACGCTAAGAACACCATTTAGCATCGCGGCTCTGGCGGTAGTAGCGGCCATCTGTCCTGCCGCTGTAGCCATCTGCACGGTGAATAGTGACATCGCAACCGTGGATGACTGCACACTGTTTCCAAACATCCCGATAACCATACCGGCGGTATTCGCTACACCGTTTGCCGCGGACAATGTGTTTGTCATACTCATGGTAGCCTGAGCCGTCTGCCTTTGTTCAAGATTCAGTCTCTTAAGTGTGGCACCCAATTCATCATGTTCATTTTCCAACATGTTGATAATCTTTCTGAGTTTATCGGCTTCGGCACCTTCTTCCGCCATGATTGCGGATAATTGTTGATGTAGGTATGAAGCCGCATCCAAGTTCTGATTCAGCATTTCCATAACGGAATTCAAGGCTTTAGTAGTATTCTTTTCCTCCCTCCTGATTGCGGTAGTCCCGTTGATCGAAACCTCCAGTTCTTTGTGAGCGTTTGATAGTGCTTGGGTGAAGAACTCTGCCTTGAACAACTGAGATTCTGTTTGCATAAGTTCGCCGTTGGTTCTGCGAAGTGCATCCTTTAGGAATTTGAACATGTTTCCGGAGAACTTACCGCTAAGAGCAAGCGTATCGCTACCGTTTTCGACTGCCTTCAAAGCGCCTCTCAATGTGGTCAACTCTGTCTCTAGTCTCTCAGTTGCTTCTGCGCCAAGATTTGATGATGTCTTAAATCGTGCAAGAGCCTCATCACTTAGCACACGCAATGCTTCGGACGCTCTATCAGCATCCATTCTGAGTCCATCCATCCCTCTACCCTTATGACTCACTCCTTGGAGTTGGTTGTGTTGCTGAAGTTGCTCTGTGATATCAGAAACAGCCAACGCCGACAAATTGAGATCGTTCCTCCTGATGCGCATCAGCCTGATATTTTGCTGAGTCATGTTATTCTCAGAGATTTGTGCGTGGAGGATGTTGTCCTGAACAGTTCTGCGTTGTGTAGTCAGCCCCTCAATCTGCTTATGGATATTCACTAACTCGTGTCCCTGTTGGATTGCTCTGTTTGCCGTGAGCATGATTTGGATGCTGTCATTCAAATCTCGACTTCTTAGGGATTGTAGGATAGCAGTTTGTTCTGTGTGAGCGCGTTCGATGCCCAGCCTCTTTTCTGCAAGCCCACTAAGCCTCTCTTCCAAAGCCTGCTTTACGCCGAGCAGTTGTTTCTCTCGCTCCTGTAGTGGAGCCATCTCCAACTGGATGAATCGCTGTTGTTCCTTGTGCCGATTGATTCTCTGGTTGAGGTAGCGGATAGCCTTCATCGCGTTGTGCTGGTCTTCAGTAGCCTTCTTTCCAAACTGGAGATACGACGCTTGCTTGCTGTGCAGATTCTCGTTAGCGATGAGGATGCTGTTGAGAGATCTCTGAATCGACAGATACGCACTACCTGCAACCGACAGACCTCGCATAGCGATGGCACTGCGAATGAATCCACCAGCGAACTCGTAGGTAGCCTTAGCACGACCCAGCACTCCGCCGGGACCACCAAGGACGTTAATCAGATCGATGGATGCTTGGGTGAAGTTGTTAGTGGCTTCTTGCCCAGCAATGAACGTGGGCATCAACTTTTCACCCATTTCACTGCGCAGATTCTCGTGCTCGATCCTCAGTCGCTCAAGCACTGCATGCTGTTCTGCCAAAGCCTCTGCGGCCTGAACTGACGCACTATCGAGACCTTCCATCCCCTGCCCGGTGACTTCTACAGCCCTGTCAAGACCATCCATCAACTTCAGAAACCGCACGTAGTGTCGGTTACCAGAAACGATCTGAGCGATGTTCTGACGCTGTTGCTCATTCATGTCAGCAAAGCCTGCATCAGACAGTTGTGTCAACACGTTTTGCATGCTGTTGAGGTTGCCGTTGGCGTCAACGACCTCGACACCCAAGTCTTCCAAAGCATCGGCCGCACCGTTGATGTTACCACCAAGTCGAGCGTACATCATACGCAAGGCTCGACCTGATGTCCCCTGATCTTCACCAGCCTCAATCAAGACGGCCGACATCGAGGCCATGAACTCAAAGGAGTCACCAATCATGTGACCCTGTGAGGCGAAGTTAGACAGCGCCTTGACAATCTGACCCTCAGTAGCCAGTGTGCGGTTAGCAATGGTGTTGAGTGCGTCGAGGGCTTGGTTACCGTTCTCCACAATCATGTTCCGCTGTTGTGCGGCGCTCGCAAGACGGAACTCCTCGGTGGACAAGTCGTACAGAACACCAGCCTGCTGTTGTAACTGGATGATCGCTTTCTGCGCTTCCTCGGCACTCAAGTCCGAAATCTCAGCCAAGGTGTTGGAGAGGCGCACCAACTCAGGGATGTTTTGCCTACCGACCAAAGCACCCATCTGAGAAGCACGGGCTCCAGCAAGCAACGCCTGTTCCCCGGTCACACGGAACTCGGCACCGAGATCTTTCAGCGTATCTTCCATCGCGTCTAAGTTACTGTTACCGAACTCGACTTCACCGAAGAACTTGCGGAACTCGATAGCCGCATCTTCGATAGCGAAGGTGATCTGTGTCAGTTCATTTTCCAACTCATTGAACCGATTGACCATATCGTCTAACGGTTTCAACACACCCTCGAACGAGTCGAGAAGCACAGCCTCCATGACTGTGGCCGATGTCGCCGCATCGGCAATCAACTTCTCCGCATTCCAATGGGCAATGACGTTGAAGAAGACTTGGGAGCCACCTACACGTGTCATGTTGCCACCCCCTCAATATTCAAATAAAGCCGCCTTGCTTCAACATGTCGAGAGCGTCACCATCGCTCATCTCTTCACGCCGTGATCGACGCTGGTCAAGACGAGCCTTGGCGGCGTTCCCGTCTTTCTTGCTGTCGCCTTGTGCAGTCTTCACCTGATCGTGTATCTCATTGAGAACGGCGAGGTCATATTCAAGGCGCTTCATCCCTCCTTCATCTGTGTATTTCAGTAGTAGGTCGCTTGGAAGAACACCTTTGAATGATGAACACATCGCTGGTGCCACTTTGGCGATCAGGCCAAAGGGACAGCGCCTTCCTGTTCTTCTCCTCGAACGAAATTGTAGATCGTCATCAGTTCCCCGCTGTCAAGCAGGTTGATATCGAAACCCTTGGGCTCTACGATGCACGGGGGGACCATGCGTCGAATCTGGTCGTCCATGCCGCCGCCCTGTTCTTCGACGTGGGCAAGGAACTCTTCCTGCTGTTGCTCGGTCCACTTGGACTGATCGGGACCGAAGTGTCGGAACTTACGGAACGCTTTCGCAAGTAGGGTCTCAAAATGTAGCCTTTCCATACCCGACGCTTGTCGGACGGTCAGGGTCGTAGTCTCGCTGATTTCAAAATCACGCTTCATTACCGGCATTGTCTTCACTTCTCTTTCTATGGCTACGGCTACTTCTCTTGGCCGCTGGCTTCGCTGGTTCTACGAGTGACGCGCGGGTCACTCCGGGGGACGGGTGTGAGACTACCCACAAGCCCATGTCGTCTTCACGGATGGTCAAGCGGCTCACTGGTCCTCGAATGTAATGTAGACCACAACGTCGTTGCCGTTGCGCTCTCTCACGTAGGTAATATCCACAATCTTGTCGCCGTTGGCGAAGTCTGCGCCTCGGAGTTTCGCCTGAACTGCGGCGGCGGCTCCAGCCAGATCGGTGAGCACAGCAAGTGTTGTCAACTTGCTCTTGTCCGTGATGGTGTGACTCATCGAGAATCACCATCAGGGGTTGTCGTAGGCTCCTGCGCTACCTTGGTTGTCGATGCTCAAGGTGACCTTGGACATGATTTCGTCAGCAGTGTCAACGAGCCCGACAAAGCCTAGGGTCATCGTGGATGAGTCGCGGCCGCTCACGTTGTTGGTGGGGGCTTCCCATCGAACCTTGCGGATTTCGATTTGGATGAAGGTGTCCGTCTCTGCGTCGTCAACGAACTTCAACTTGATCGCCGGGTTGGAGGACGTACCATCGTACAGCAGACCGTCGGTCACGGCCACATCGTTATAGTCGGGGACCGTGTTGTTGGCTCCCGTACCGGTGCTGTTGTCGAACTGGGGTCGGGAGAACTCGATGGTCCCGGTGAGTTCACGCATCTGCATGGCTGGCTGGCGGACGTAGGTCTTGTCCCCGAGGGAGCAGGCGTTGTCTGTGTCGAGGTTCAGGTTGAACTCAAGACTGACGCTCTTGACGACGTTCGTCGTAGCGGCGTTGGTGCCGTCGAAGAATGTGATCTCTGCGTCAGCGAAGTGCAGTCCGTTGTGTCCGTCGCCAGAGAAGGTCACGTCTGCCAGCGAGGTGACCGAGGACTCTGCCTTACCGGTGAAGTCTGCGCTCATCATGACGTACTCGCCATGTGCGGCCGACATCGAGAGGCGGGTCAGGCACATACCGGTGTAGGTGTGTTCCTTGTCTTCTCGACCGATTTCGAGAGTGTACGAGGGGAGCACGTTGGACTTGTGCTCGGTCATCGTGTGCACATCGGGATCAGTGGCGCTTGCACCACCACTGAAGGTGTAACCGTCAATCCCACCAGAGGACAGGGAACCGTATGCTCCGAAGAGAAGCAGGCCACAGAAGTCATCGCCCTGAGCGACGAGGTTGACGCCACCCTCCGAGTATTCCTTGCCCGTCACGGACTTAGCCGCACCGTAGCGAGACATGTCGCCACGAGTCATCAGGTCAAACATGAATTGCACAGACTCATCATCGACTTCGCCAGCGATACCAGTACCGCTGTTGAACGTGGAGCCTGCCGTGCCGTAGGAGGATTCCAGCATAATCCTGACATATCGCTCTTGGAACAAACTTGGCATAACTATCGCCTCACTCTCTCAGACGCTCGGTGCGATACTTTAACCTCACCGATGGTTCATATTGAGCCGTCGCATGTATGTGAGGGTGAGAACGTGGGAGCACACGACTTCATCGTTGTCTCTTTTGGTGTCCAGAGCGACGTTGTAGGACACCAAACTGTCGGTGGTACCTTTGAGACCCGTAGTCGTGTAGAGTTCGTCAAACACTTCCCCAGTGATGTCCATGCCCATGCGGTACGCATTCTCGTAGTTCGTCCCCCGCGTTGTGATGAACAGGATCACGTCATACATCTGTTCAATGCGAGTCCCGCCGAGAGTGGTGAAGTTCGGGCTGTTGACATTCTGGAGAATGACGTGGATGGCCGGGGGACGGAGCCGTGACACCATCTGTGACGAGATGTCGTAACCATAGACAATTGATGAGTCGTCAACGTGCGTCTTGAGGTACATTCTGGTGCTGGCCTTCAACCGCTCCACAATGGACAGGCCAAGGCGCAAGAGTGTGTCAGTCACGAAGTCACTGGGTGCCATCTCGTCGGGACTGTAAGCCCCGTCCTTGGTAGCGTACACGTTGTTCCAGTTCACAACTCCCGAGTTGTTGCCCCAGAGGATTTGCTTGGTTGTCGAGGCACTACCAGTCACCGAGATGTAGTGAGTCTCGGCGTCATCGTCCTCGATAATCTCACGCATGTAGAGACGACCGTTGCCGGAGGCATCGAGAGTCAATCTCAGGATTACGGGGACAGGATCGTCGTTGAGCATCTTGATGTCAAGGTACTCGGTTTGCACGGTGGTTGTCCCCACGAGTTTGAGCGTCTGGATGTTGCCGGTTGCCTGAACCTCAACCCTGTTGGTCCCGTTGTCAAGCGCCATCAGAACTTCGCCGTTGTCGGGATCAGTGGCACCGTAGGAGATGCACGCGACCATGGTGTACGCATCACCTGTCGCCGGGACATACGACCACTTCTGACCGGTGCCAGAGCCGTCAATAACCCACACACCATTAGACGCCGAGCCATCGCCTGACGATCCGGTGAGCGTGAACGAGTCACTGGTACCCGGTAGGTTAGCAGGATCTTCTCCGTTCATACGGAGGTCCCAAAATACATTCGTAAGTGCTACGCTCACGGTCCTCCACCACCCCACGCCTTGTCCAACGCTTCAATGAGCGCATCAGGTATCTGTGGTACGATACGATCATACGCTTCTGTGAGCCAACCTCTGCCTCCGAATGCCGCCTTGAAACCGGGATGCATCGGTGTTGCTTTGGCATTGATGTAACCAATCGGTGTGCTGTTGACCCACGATTTGCTGTGTTCGATAGTCTTACCCTCAAACTGGTACTTGAAAGTTGTAACGCCGTACTCAAGATACTGTGCGGGCTTACCTCCACGAGTCAGTGTTGGACCATTATCGTCAATAGGGTCAGCACCGAACCTAACGACAGGCCCATCAGTATCGAAACCCTCTTCGATAACCAGTGAGTCTGCTACAATCTGTGTAATGGAAGACAGCGGACCCATGCTTTCCTTGATACCACGCTTGATGTGACCAATCTCTTTTTTCATCACACCAGCGATTGCCTCGGACATAACCTCGGTTGCTGTCTGCTCCATGATCTGCATACCACGATGCATGCCGCTCCAGTCCCACTTGGTACTGTACCCAACGCCAAACCGCGCACCTTTGTTGGCGTAGACGTTTATCCTACCGCCCGGTAGCATCAGTCCACCGTCCCGAGGTGAGCGAGCCTGACGAGGTGCATGCGACCACGCTGGCCCAGCACGTTCGACCGGACGCTATCCGCCGGGTTCTGATGGAAGACTGCTTCATCTTCAAGATAGATAGATGCGGCCAGATCGGCGCAAATCTCACGAAGCACATGAGCGAACTCACCTTCCTGCACGGTCACACCACTGGCATGGTCGGCACTGACACCGGTGACGCCGTTCAGTGTGTTGCTCGACTTGCTGGTCCAAGCGAACGAATCCCCGTCGATGTCACCGTTTCCGGCAGATGAAAATGAGGATGCATCAGATAGCGTGATACTCGTAGCCCCGGCTGAAATGGCACCACTAAGCGTAGTGCTGGCAACCTCACGGGATGGTGTGTTCCTTCCGTAGTCTCGGAACATCTGGTCGATGTCGATGGTAGCGCGGCGGATGCAGGAGGTCAAACGGCTGGATGCACGAGTGCGCTGTGCCGAGTCAAGGCCAAGTCTTTGGCCAACGTCGCTTGTCGTACAGTAGTATGTCACTCACATCACCCCCATCATTCCGACGATAGCCGCAACCATCGTTGATCCAATACCCATCATCCACTTGACGATGGACTTGCCGATCCCGTTAATCATCTCTTGAGTAGCATTCTGGTTGTGAGCCAGTGCCTCAACAGATTGTGACAGGCCGCTCATCTGCTCCTCTGCACGGACTTGGGACTCGACCAACTTACTGAGCATCTCATCGTGCTTGTCGAGCCTGCGCTCGATGCTATCGAGCCGGTGATTCTGAACAGCGTCAGCACTATTCTTCGTCGTCAAGCATATCACCCACGGTTTCCATAACAATAGAACCGGAGGACTTGATGCTCTCAAGGACCTCATCAAGAGAGACCTTGCCGTCATCAGCGATCCATTTCTTGTATTCGTTGTAGACAACGTAGGCGAGGAAGCCAAGCACGTTGACGTAGGTGATGATGGTCTCGATCTCCATGTTAGTCTCTCCGGTATTCGATTTGCTTTACTGCGCTGAAGGGGATGAACGTAAAGGCCCTGCTCTCGCCATCCCTATACAGTGCGTAGCCGTGGTCCGTCTCTTCAATGTTAATGTTAGCGTAGCACCGCTCTGGCGGCAGGTACACAATCTTGCCTTTTCTCATCTAATCTTCTCCCAGATAATCGTTAGTAGAATGAATGGTGACAGAACGAGGATGACAGCGTATGCGATGATGTAGTCGAGGACGGCGTTGATCTTCTCCTCTAAGTACGGATCCCAAGGGGTCATCCCTCGACAATCCCCCATGTCGTCAGTTGCTCTGCGGTCGGGACAGTCAAGCCCTTGGCTTCCCATGCGGCTCGGTTGTACCAGACGGTCGTGCCGTCGCCCTTGAACACGAACTCGTCCATCACCCAATCATCTTCCCGGTCGATTCCGGCCCAGTCCAACATCGCTTGTGTATCTGCCATGGTCATCACGTCTTATCGCCAACATAGTGAATACCGAATTGGTTAGAGTCATGCAACTTTTGCAGGTAAGCATCGCTGAAGCCAGAGTTCTGGTAGACGATGAGATGGATTACGTCATCTCTCTCAAGATACAGCATTGTGGAAAGAATGTTTGACATTCCGTGGTCTTGATTGCTGGTGTGACGACGAAGGTTTCGTGCAAGCAGTGTGCCAGTTCCACTGACGTTGTTGCCAGAGAATGTCACGCCTTTGCGAATCTCAATCAGTTGGGAATGGTTGCGCTTCAGGTCAGAAGAAGGGTTCCCAAGAATACCGACGATGACGCTGATTTGGTAGAATCCATCTCGCTCTACCGTGTAAGAATGGTCAGTATTATCCCATCCATATCCGGTGTCATGTGTTGATTGATGCTGAACTTCAAAGTCAGTCCGCATTCTTGTTCCTGTTGTCAGCGTGTAGTTGCTACCTGACGTTGGTGTGGCCGCAAAGCAGGCATACTTTCTGACGTAGACGTTGCCTGTTGTGGAGTCCAGTCCATCTGAAGTGATAACCCCATTTACATCCAGAGCAGTTGCAGGAGTTCCTTCCCCAATTCCTACGTTACCACCACGATTGACAACAAATACGTTTTCGCCATCTGTGACATACCCTCCACCGCTATCGGTCATGGATTGAATTTTCAAATTCTGATCGTAGTAGGCAATTGCTACTACTTTGTCATCAGTACCAAGTTCACCTGTATCTTCAAAATAGAGCCTTGGGACACCGCCGTCTGTGATGGCGATTGACACGTCAGTTGCCGCAGAAAGACCACTCGTCGAGCCGTCTGAGATGTGAAGGTGGGCTTTGGGGTCACTTGTCCCAATACCGATGTCCCCGGTGTCTCCTTCCATGCGTAGGACTTCTTTTGGGGTCCCCCCATCATTGACCTTGAAGATAATGTCCTTATCCTGTGTGGTGTTTTCGATAATCGCATCGTTCGATGAGGTCGAAAAGTCCAACCCTGCTTCTCCTTCGACGGCGGCAATAGCATCTGCATCAGCGTATGCGGTAGCACCGTCAGCGACATTCAATGCGGTTCGGACTTCGGATGCCGTTAAACCTTCAACCGATGTTCCGTCAATTCTTAGAAAATCATCATCTGCTACGTTGGCGTTTGCAGTCAAGTAGTTGCCGTTGGATATTCCCGCCGTGATGCCGTCAAGTTTGGTCTTGTCAGCGGAGGACATCGACCCTGCGGCGCTGGTGGTGGCCGCACTAATGCCCACAGTCACGTCACCCGAAGCACCGCCACCTGTGATGGGTGCGCTGACGTTTACGGCTGTAATGTCGCC